CGCCAAGGTTACCTGTAGTTCCATCAGCGTACACGTCGCAGTTAGGATAGAAGATCTGTCCCGGAGTACACACAAACGTATCAACCGTGTGGAACGTAATGGTTGACAGGCTTGCATCTGTGCCATGCAAGTGTAATGATTGACCTAGTGTAGAGGTCTGAATGTCACGCACATCAACGCTTACGATAACGCCAGTCCCAGTATCTCTAACCCAATATGTAAGTGCGTCAGCGCTTGTACCTAAGGTATTCGCTGTGAAGCCGTAGTCTCGACCAAGTGACTTCGAGCGTGAAAGAACCCCGTACCATGAACGGAACATAACGCCATTAAGCCCTACGAGTTGAACGTTGTCATCAATGATAGGCGTATCAGCCAAGTAAGGACGAATCGTGTAAAGAAGATTCATGCCATTAATAGCGAGACGCATTGTATTGGCAGAATTACCTTTGAACAACGTACGGCTTGGTGAGCATACTACGGTTGACGTGTTAACGTATGCCGTAGGCAAGATTTCCACAGCGCTAAAGATTACTTCCACATATTGGCCTGAACCGGAAGCGTCGACAACTGCACCGTCAAAGGCTTCGATGTGAGCGTTAGTAACTTTAAGGCTTGTGTAGCGACCTTGAGGACCGAACAGGAACGGGACTGTGTGATAGTCAAACGAGCACCCGATGAATTCGTAGTTAAAGCCGTCGCAGTTGTGGTACAGAGCATTAGAAGCCGCTGCGAATGTACAGTTGATGAACGTCATACGCTCACCACTGTTCATAACCGAGCCGGAAGCCAAGCTTACGTAAACGCTTTCATTTTGATTCTGTTCGAAGCGGCAATCCTTCCATGTGATCAGGTAGGTATTGATCGGATCATACTTTAACGCACCTCTCCAGCCAGTAACGATAACGCCTTCTCCGCCAGTGTCACGGATAGGACTAGACGAGGTTGTAGTGTTGCCTACTACGATGCCCCAACCCGTCGATGTAGCTTTGCCCGGACCTTGAATACAGATAGTTCCACGTGTTCCATTCAGGAACGAACTCTTCGTACCAAACTTCATGTTACCAAGAGGAATCGTAGTCTGTTCATTTCTGCAAACGATACCGTTCTTTGAAGTATCAACAAGACCTGAGAAGTCCAAGGTCACGCTTCCTTCTGACATGAAACGTGTCCAAGGAAAGATGTTGATCGTGTCCGTGAGCTTGTAAATACCCGACGGGATCATGATTGAAGGAGTAGGATATCCAGAGTTTTGTGTAGTGACTATGTTTTGTACATAAGCAACTGCTGCTTTGAAAGCATTTGTATCATCAGCGGTGCCATTCCCCTTCGCTCCAAAATCTCCAACACTGATGTGATCTGAAAGTTTTTCATGCAGGGATCTATCAACGCCGCCTATACCAAGTAGGGACGCTGTGAATTTAATGAGTTTTGAACCAGGAAAAGTAGCCATGTTATTGTAAGGTTAGACTCCTATTTTAATGGAGTCAGAAACGAAAAAGCCGGGACTAAGCCCGGCCTTATTTAAACAGTTAAATCTTAACCAAGGTACGAAACACGAATACGCAGTGCATAAGCAGGAGTACCCGTTGCGCCAGCTAGAGCCGTTGCGTAGGTAATGTTCTGGCCAGCAGCCGAGTAAAGCGTGAATTCAGTCGAAATCTCTGCACCTAGAACCGTAAGGTTTGCGGTACCAGACGTTTGGCTTAGTGCTGCAACGCCGTTGTTACTTGCGATGGTGATGCCTAGCGTACCAGCAGTACCGACCGTAGTGACGATACCGTCAACAGAAACACGATACATACCAGCAGCGGGCGCAGCGTAAAGCGTAGTAGCATTGATAGCTGCAGCTTGTGCAGTGAGGTTAACCGGAGCGATAGCAACTGTAGACGCTACCGAAGCTACATGAGCGATAACCATCCAGTTAGTGCCGTCACTTTGAAACGTTACTTCCTGGTATTGGTTAACCAGTTGATACGTTGAAGCTCCGTCAATCGTTTGGCTATTCGACGTTGAAACCGTAACAACGCCAGTTCCTTGATTCTTCAGAACAACTTTGATACCAGGAGTAGCATGAGCGTCTCCAAGGGTGTAAGCCCCTGCAGAACTGCCTGTGAAAACTACTGTTCCAAGTTCGTCGTTCGGGAAGCTTTGTACATAATTGAAAGTCATTTGTATTTCCTAAAAAGAGAAAGGGCTTTAGGCCCCGCTATATTTTAGACTACAGGCTTCCGCTGGCCGTTTCGATCCAGGCAGTGCCTGTATAGATGAAATCAGCCCAGGTGCTTATCGAATTGAGGATCTTTAGACCCGTGCCGTTAGAAACGGTAATTGAAAATGCTCCGGTTGCGGATGCGCTACGAACTACTCTGACCTTAAATCCCTGAGTCGAACTTGTCGACAACGTTGCAGTACGATTTGCAGTGATTGGGGCGTTGAACACGACAACAGTATCCCGAGCTACTGGAAGGGTAGAATTAGCATCACCCACTGTAAGTACTGAAGTAGTAGAGAATGCGTTTACGGATCCTGCATTTGACCACTTGATTTCAACGGAACTAACCCCTGTTGGAATAACTGAGCCAAAAGTAACGACGTTACCGTTCAACGTGTAGGTTGTAACGTTTTGGTAGACACCGTCGAAAAAGATCCACAAGGAGTTGATGGTTGCCGGGGCGCTACTAAGTGTAAGCGAAGTCGTTACATTGACTGTAAAGTCTGTTCCTGCAATGAAGTCTTGCGAGGTAACACCGCCTGCAGAAATAGAAGCTGCAAGAATGTCAAGCCCAGCTTGGAGCAGAACATCATTCGATGCCAAATCCTGGAGGGGACGATTGTCCACTGTGTAATGGTATACGTCGTCAGCGGTAAGATATCTGACAGTGTTTAAGGTTACTAGGCTCATGGTTCTGTTGTTAAGTAAAAAGTGCCGTGTTAATAGCACCCGATGTTTGGATTAATTGATATCCAATAGGAGTTTCATGCGTACCATCACCTGTCAACGCCTGACCGTTTAGAATGTTCCAGATACCACTATTACGAGAGGTTTCAAACACATCTGCTATTTCAAAGTAATTCCACAAAGGAGCCGGTTTTGTTCTAATGATGTCATTCAAAGCAGTGCGTTGAGGATTCGACGCTACTACAGTTTGGTTAGCAGTTGTGACCCATACATCTGTAGAAGTCGTAACAGGCGGAATAGTCGACTGTGAAACTTTCTGTGATGGAAAGAGGGCATATGCACTAGCCAAAGCTGCTGAGATTACTGCAGCAGTACGACCAGCTGTCAAGTCGTTAATACCATATTCAAAGTGAACGTATTGGTGATACTGCGCAATTCTTGCACGGAACGTATGTTGAGCGTTAAAATTTTGAATCGTATCTGTTTCACAACCAAAATTAGTATAGGGAAGTGCGTGCCCGATAGAACGGGCAATTTCTCCAATACCCCAGTATCCGAAATCACATGCAGCAGTAGCTGCTGTACCGTCTGAACGTCCCGAAGCTCGGCTATCTCCATAGATTATAACGCTCGGTACAGATGACTTACCGAGAATAGCTACCGGGAATTGTGCAAACGCACCGCCTGTTGTTTGACCACCTGATAAGGTAGTACCCGTCAAGAATGCACGAATGTCAGTAGTCAACGCTGTAAGCTGTGCATCTGTCCAGTAATACGATACTGCCGGTTCTGCCAGGGACGTAGTTCCCGTCGAAGACACAGGCGGGTTAATAGCGGAAGGGTACGTAGCAATATGGTTTACGAAAAACCCAGCCCCTTTTGGGATAGCCACTTTAATAAAATCTGTCTTTATTTCCTGGCCACCAGGACATGGTGCAGACTGAGACGATGCAACGCCTGTTACATTGCTCCAGGTTGCAATCGTAAAAATACCAATAGGGTATTCAATAGAAATATATTCGGTGCTAGTTACACTTGTAGCAGTTTCACCGATGTTGTTTGCAAGCCAGTTTGCAACTACAACCTGAATTCCATCTGATGACTGAATATCATCGCCCATATTAATATGGTACGTACGGCTTCTAATACCTCTAGCAGCAGTAGCAAATGTCTGATAATTGTTACGGCAACGTGTGGCAATATTACGCACAGTTTGACCACTCGGAGTAGAAGAACCGCCACTACTGCCCAAATTCGCTAACTTGGCTAGCTTTTTGAAATCACCAAAACTTACGCTCATTGCTTCACCCACGCGCTTTCACCGGTCAACGTCGTGCCGGAATAGGTATAAGTTTTGATCCAGGTACCAGAATTATCTGTTACGGTATCGGTAGTAAGGTTACTAGATCCGTCGTAACCGTAGGTATGAGACATAGAACCTGGGCTAATAAGGTTGGAACCAGTTGAGTCGAATACTAACTCAACGAATATTCGTGTGGAGGCGGGGGAGTAGGACATGGTATTTCTCTAAAGTTGTGCTCTTATTTTACTTGATTAGCTTGACGAACCCGGCAAAAAGTCATTCATAGTCCAAGGTCCATTTGGATTCCCTGGCAAAGGTCCTTGCTTATGCATATACATCTGGATATCTTGAAGCCTGAAGTATAGCTGACGCGCAGTTTTATACGGACCTTGTGCTGCATCGTAAGCTGCTCTTTGGGGAGAAGCCAGAATCGTATTAAGGGTAGTTTGGTACCCAGTAGGATTAGTGCTCTTGTCTATGTTCGCCCAGTTAAGCGACTTCATCAACGCATCAAGGTTCTGCTTTGCAGTAGCGAATGCTGACTGAGTAGAAGTAGCGACAGCCAACTGAGATTCGACTTGGGAATCAATAGCGGACAGTTGTCCTGCAGTACAGCCTGACGCAGTGAAGTTGTTAGGATCAGACGGTGGAGTATTAATAGTCGGAACCGTAGTAGTTGTCGTAGCTACTGGATCCGGACCAGATACTGGAGTCGAAGTAGTATTCTGAGCACTCATCCACGTCTGCGTAGACTGAGAAGCTACTGCCAGTTGTGCCGTAGAAGGTACTTTCGTTGTATCGACAGTCTTTGCAATAACCGCTGATACAGCTGCTGGTTGAGGCTGGGCACAGAAAGTTGCAAAAGCGCAAGCCTTAAGCGAGTTGACGCCATTTGTAAAAGCTGAGCTTGCAGCAGAGAATTGAGCTGTGACTGCGGTATTGGCCGTAGCTACGGTTGAATTTAGACTGTTCGCTGCAGTTGTCATCGAACTGAACGTACTACTATTCGTTGACATAAACGAAGTGTAAGCAGGGTTAGTCATAGTCCCGCCACTGCCATCAGGAATCGTTGCGGGAGGGATCTTGCTAGCAAGAGAAGTAAGAGCAGCAGTTCCTGTGCCAGTCACACCAGAGACTGACAGAGCGCTAGTACCTAGTGTATTGATGGAGTTAGTTACAGAAGTCTGAAGGTTCGTAACTTGTGTCTTAACCGTATCGATAGCTCCGAAGTAAGCTTGGAAAGACGTAGATCCAGCCGTAGTCGGAGCAATACCTGGCGTCGATGCCATAGCCATTTTACTTTCAAGCACATGCACGGCCTTCATAGCGGGAAGGGCAACGCTAAGCTGGGAAAGTATAGAATTCCACTGGGTAGTCGCAGACGATACCATCGAATTGATAGTAGTTGATGCCGTAGACATACCTGGAATAGCGGAAAGACTAGCCAGAGGGCTACCGTGACTTGTTATCGAAGCCAAGCCCGGAGTGACCAAGTCCACGATTGCGGTTCCTGCAGCAAAGGCTGCGATAGCTGTTGTTAGATTTACGCTCATAATTATTCTGTTGTTACCGTATCGGAACCGGTAATTGTTGTACCTTCGCCACCTTCCTGCACGGTGACTGGATCACCTACGCGGTGAATTGCCAGGTTATCCGCTGTAGATATATCAGAGCCTGCAACTGCTGTAAAGTGATGATTACAATCAGTCACGCCTACATCACCAACCCGGACTATGCCCAGGTTATCAGCCTGACAAACATCAGAGCCAGAAATCCAGACTCCCGTGAATTGACGTGGATGATTTGGAGCAGATGCTCTGCATGTTCCACTCACAATATCATTTACCCGTGCAACGCCTTGACCCATGATTACAACGTGCTCCCGTTGATAGTTATGAACCCTTCAATGAACTTGGCTCGCCCACCAGAAGGTGAAATAAGGAACAATGTATAAGCACCTCTATTCCAATTCAAACCCGAAGTCTTGTCGCCAGAGATATTCACAGTTACAGTTCCAGTGTCTCCGCCAAGTACAATTTCTCCTGTTGTCGTGCTGAGTTCCAGAACGAAGTCGGGATTAGCATAGGCGTTGTAATTCCCATTCATGGCGATACGTACCTTCATGTCTGCTGAGTAGCCAGTCAGAGAAATAGGCAGTGTCGTGGAAGGGTCTGCATAAACAAAAGACTCCGAATAATCGGAGCCCTCTGTTAGTTCAATGTTAAAGAAGTGTCTATGTGTCATTTAGTGCAAGCGGCCAAAGCAGCTTCTAGTTTAATCGTATACGCTGAAAGATGATCGTTCTCTGCTGCAAGCAAGCCAATACTGGTGTAAAGCGTATTTGTTTTCTTTGCGTTGTTAAAGTCGTACGTCGGCTTGGCAATGTTCGGAGCCTTGCACTTGACGGGGACTGGAACCTTGACTTCCTGCGGGACATAGCGTATTTCAGGCTTAGTCGCACAGGCTGCAAGAGCTACGGCGAGGACTAGTATTAGTTTTTTCATTTCGGTGTGACCAGTTGTGATTGACGATTATCGATTAGAGATTCCATCAGGGCCTTGCTGTTGGCATAGTCGTCAGTGCCAGCAGGCTTCGCATTGAGCACAGTTGAAGCGTGATTGTCATACATTTGAGCCTTTACTGTAGCAACGCTTACAGCTTCGCTTACGGCTTGGTCAGCAACAGCTTCGGAAGCCTGTACAGCGCTCACGCCAGCTGTGCAATCGCTAGCTGCGCCTTGGAACTGCGCGGCTTCAGTCTGTGCCACGCCTAGTTTGCCGTTTAGAGTCTCGATCTCTTTCTGCTTCGACTGATTGCTGAGATAGCTAACGCCGATAATAGTACAAAGAGCGACAATAATCGAAATGAATACGATGTTGATAGCTCCGCTGAAGAAAGCCTTAATTCCTGTTAAAGATAACATTTGTTTTCTCTTATAAGTTACTGAGTTTCGTTACGCATTTTCAACCCAACAGACACGCCTAGAGCTGCGTATCCACCTGTCAGGACAGCAAATGTATTCGCCATGCTTTGAAGATCAAAATGGCCGTGATACATAAGTATACTATATCCTATAACGAAAAATAGAATAGCCGGTACACTTATAGCGGCTGCGAAGAGTCTAATTGGACAGAGTGACTTACCGTCATTTTCTGAAATAAGACTGAAAATTAAAGATTTGATAGTCATTTTACTTTGTTAAAAATAGTCCAGCTTCTGCATTTCTACGACGTGTAAGTCCGTCGACAACTTTGCCGCCAGCCTTGTTCCAACGTGGAAACTGAACTGCGACAGTAGCAGGAGAAGCACCTGCATTAAGTAATTTTAATAGTGTGGATCCAGCTAGACTAGCTTCGCCCAAGTTATATGCAAAGCTTACCAATGCTCCAAGTTGATTAGACGTGACTGGGACTTTAATTAGAGCCTTGATTTTAGCTTCGAACTCATCGTAGCGTCCTGCAACATCTGCATCGGCTTGAGCTTGGGTAATAGTCAAGCCTGGCCAAACTTTTACACGTTGACCAGAACTGTTCAGCCACAACGTTTCACCGTAGCCAATCGTCCAGACGCCAACGATGTCCTGATACGCAACGAGCTTGCAACCTTCAAATTCTTTGACAAGGGGTAGACCTTCTCTCATAACAACTCCAAATTGTAAAAATAAAAAATCCCAGATAATCAGATTATACTGGGATTTTAGATGAAGCGCACTAAACTTGTTACCTTCCAGTCGCTATCCATGTTCCTACGCTGTTAATACGAGTAGAAGCTGTACTCCAAACAGAGCCGGAAAACCCCGTAGGGGTAAGAACTCCAGTAGTTGTAGCAAAGTTTCCAGCCCCAGCAGAGGTATATGCATTAACAACCACATTTTGAGCAGCAGTCGGAAATGCAAGAGGGAAAGTAACTGCCGTGTCAGCAGAAGAAGAACCTGAGAAAGTTCCCCATTGTATAATAAGTCCACTCGGAAATTTCTGGTATCCGGCACTTAATAGCGAAGCTCCAAATCCAGCAGAACTTCCTAGCTGAACGGTACCCCCCGTCAGATACCACTGACTACTACCCATATATACGAATACTGCGTTGTCGCCAGAATTTAAAGTAATAGAATTTAGACTATTAGAATAGTTAGCAGAAAAAGTATCTGAGCCTTGACGTTGGACAACATTTCCAGCTCCACCACTTGTAAATTCAATACGGGTTCCTATTACTGCTGTTGAAGTTAAAGGCATAGTTACTGTCAAACCAGTGCCTTGAATATTACAAATAGCACCTGCGGCCTGAGCTACTGTAAGCGTAGAATTTGTCGAAATACCGACATTGGTAGCTAACTGAAGTCCAGAAGATTTAACCCACGCAGTCGTAGCAACGTTAGTGCTATTATCAAACTGCGGAGGAGTTGCTGTTGAAGCGTAAGTTGAGCCTGCAGTAAACAGGTCTGTCAAATTACCTAAATTTCTTGTACGTGCCATTATTTAATCCTTAGTTGCCGACTGCCATGAAGTGGCCTTGAACAGACGCAGCTCCAGCGGCTAAAACAGGTGCGCTCCCACCCACCGCGCTAAAAGCGTTCCAGTTAAAACCTGTCAAGTTCTTATTGTTAAGCGTGGCGTAAGCCTGTTGGTTACCAGTTGCTTGCAAACCTGTGAGCGTAACTGCAAAACAATTTGCAGGAAATGCCAATGGAAAAGTTCCAGTGCTCGTAGTACCTGCGGCACAGCTAATAGGACCCCATTGGATAAGGATCCCAGTCGGGAGTCTTTGATACCCGGAAGTTGTTTGAGATGCTAGGAATGCACCTGAAAATCCCAGCTGAACAGATCCGCTAGTTGCTACCCAAACACCTGGACTTCCATATACCAATTCTAAGGTATCTCCGCCCGATAGAACTATACTATTAACGCTATTACCATTCATTTGAATAACGTCAGTGCTAGCTCTTGCAATAGTTGCGCCTGCGGTAGTCGGAGCCCAAAACTTAAAAACTGCACCTATTGGACATGTCGATGCAGTAGGTAAAGTAATAGTAAATGCAGGAGTTCCTGTCAACCAAAACACTCCACCTGCCTGAGAGGCGGTAAGAGTAGTATTAGCACCTAATAGGGTAACTCCAGAATACTGTACACCCTGTTTTTGAACAAACGCAGTCGTAGCCGCACGAATCGTATTGTCGAATTGAGGTGCAGTCGTAGTTCTTGAAGCGCTTTCCAGTGCGATAACCCAGTTCGTAACCACGTTCTGAACAAGGAAACGTTCGCCAGGAAGAATCGAGACTGAAGAGAATGCTGATCCGAGCAGAAGCGCAGTATCAGAACCATTAGTCGTGATAGTGCAGGCAGCGCTGGAGTTGTTGAAGATCGAGTAGCTCTTTGACGGGAAGTTTACGCCATCAAGCACTGGGAGCGTAATAGTGTACCCGCCTGCCCCAGAGATCATGAATTGCTTATCGTATGTTGCCGCACCAGCGCCAAGCGTTGTTGTACCAACGATGTTGACAACAGCTTGCTGATTAGGAAGCGTGGTTGGATATAAAGGTAGACCGAAATAGCTCATAGTTTAGTTATTAAAACAAACTACGAGCCATCATTGTTGAATGCCCGTAGTCGTGTGTTCTTTCTCAATGAATTTTAATACTTTCTCTTGAGTTAGACTGGTTCCAGACCCAACTATGTTTTTAACATAGTAAGCGATAGCCCACACCATCAGGATAAAGACGGAAGTATTAAGGAGTAGTTCACTGGGTTGTACGATTTTATAGCCAAGTATAGCAAGGCTATAAACGTTGCTCAAAGCTGAGACAGACAGTAGCGTCAGGATATACCTGAGCGTTGTGAACCATTTGCTTTTGATGCCTCGCTTCTTGATTGAGAATGCGAAGAAGAAACCGCAAAATCCAAGACCTGAAGAGATCATCAAGTTCAGAAGAAGCGGTAAGTTGGTAGTTTGGATCAGTGCCGAAATAGCGTCGATCATTATTTTTCCTCAGAAGAATTCGGTCCTTCGTAAGTGTGTGCTTCTGAACGACGGTCTTCAACGATGACTTCTACACGAGCACCGCGTTCAGAACCTTCATATGCACCACGAGTAACCTTCTGCATAAGCTGATCAACTGCTTCTTCGCCTCTTTTGTCTAGCCATTTAAGGACAGCCCTGATGACATACACTCCAATGGCTCCGAGAGCCCAGGAAAGAGCTACGACACCTTCTGTAGAATGCACATTAGCATTATCAGCTATCCACGGACCCATAAAAATAGCAAACGAGGATCCAACGATAGCCATAAAAAGAGCGTTTTTGAAGCTGGTTTTATTTTGATCGCTTAATGCAAGAATAGGAACAACTGAACCGAACACACCTGCTAAGATGGTCCATGCTTTTGCAATAGTAAAAATTGCACCAGCAGATGTTGTAACTGGCTCAGCCATTATATTCTCCTAATAATTTAGCGTTTATGCCGAAGCCAATACTTCGAATTTCTTTACAGTTTGTAACTGATCAGTAACAGCGCCAGGCCACGGAATGGACGGTAATCCTACGGGAACCCAACCGGCTTTCTTATATATTGTAGCTGATAATGCGCTGCATACTAGATCGGAGCCATCTGTTTTAGGTAGAGGAATGCCAAACACTTTGTAACCAAAGATGCGTACACAGTCCATAAAACCATACGCAATACTTGTTCCAAGTTCACTCCAGATTACGCTTTCGCAAGTGTCCCTGTTTACAGGACAATCGAACACGTCAAAGTCGTAGACTGCTTCTTGTGAAAGCGGTGCGAGGTTACAGCCACCAGCATTGGTTTGAGCCAATAGAAGACGACCGCCCGACCAAATAGCAATACCTGTATGTGTATATGGGCTATTGGTTACGATACGTGTTGCAATAGGGAAAATACCGGAGCGGCGTTTCACTCCGATAAGGTCCCCGGTTTTAATCTGATTACGAATATCATCGTACTTCAAGAAAAACTCCAATTAGTTAGAAGAAGCAGCCCCTGCTGCATTTTGAATAGCTGTAAAGCCAGTCGTAGCTGCCGTAACAGCTGCGGTTACTGCTGCGGTAGTCGTAGCTGCATTCACTGCAACCTTAGCCGTGCGACGAACTGTCTCGATAGAAGCTGCAAGCGCAGTCCAAGCTGCGTATTGAGCAAGGATCGAGTCAGCAGCAGCTTGGGCTGTACCGCCGATAGCAGCAACTTCTGCCTGGACTAACCCCGGAACATCGCCGGTATAACCAGCAGTCTTAAATGCTGTAGCTTCATTGTATTTCAGAATATACGTAGCCACTTGACCGGAGTTAGCTGTGATGTAAACACCGCGCAGAGCTTCGGCTTCAATGTCAATTTGTTTAAGACCTGAATCCTGGGCTTGCGAAAGAGTAGGTCCAGCAGGGGTTACAAGAACGGGATTACCGTTTGCGTCAGCACTAATAACTTGGCCAGAAGCTTGACCTTCAAGCAGAGCTTGCCACTCTTCTACAGTAATTTCTACTGCATCGTGAGGGATTTGATTACCAACGTGAATGCCACTATCGTAGAATCCATGGGTTGACTGCGAGTAAAACATTGTCATTTTGTTTGCCTTAATTTATTACATTCAATATGGATATTATCCATTTTAATTTCCGTCTGCTTGCCAATAGAAAAGACACGTCTGGTTAAAAGTTGTAGCGGAACCATTCAAATCCCCAGAAGCTGTAAATCCGTTAGTAGTTCCACTTGAAGCCCTCATAATAGGACTGTACCCAGCGCTGCTATTAGCAGTTCCTACTGCAGTGCAAACGATTGATTTTATGCCGCCCGGAAAAGATACCGGAAATGAGACTGCGACTGAGGCTACGTTGGTACCACTCGCGGGAAGAGTTCCAAAACCCCATTGTCTGATATATCCGCTAGGGAATCTTTGATATCCATTAGATGCAGTTACTAATGCTGCACTTTGTCCTGATAAAATTAACCAACTAGCACCATCACATACCAATTGAATAGATGCTCCTGATATCAGGGAATAAGTAGAAGTTCCCGTATTTGCACAATAGATTAGCCCTGACGGAGTAGATAAAGTAACGTTTGATCCAGCAACAGCATTATAAAAAGTATATGTAGTCCCTACATTGGAGGTGGGAGCTGGTAACGTAATGGTACCCGATGTAAATGTGCCTCCAATTTCAAGAAAAGATCCAGTTTGACTTTGGGTAAGTGTAGTTGGATTGGTTATCACTGAGACTGTTTGAAAATTACCAAGCGCACGTTGCACAAACCCAGTTGTAGCGTATCTATTTGAGTTGTTAAACTGGTTTTGTGGCAGAGCATTAGCCATACCGTCAACGAGCACCATTTTATCAAGGGTTTGATTATAGCGCAAAGTGATTTCGCTATTAACAAACCAGTCTCCCCCAAGCAAAGCATTGCCACCAGCATTAGACACGATAGTTTTAGGTGCTAGACCATTCAACGTAACTGTAGGAGCTGTAATTGTATTTGCAGCAATCGTACGAACCTTGATATCCATACCATCTACGAACGATGTAAATGTCGGAGTCGTAACAACGATCTGAGCATCGCCCGTACCTGTTGAAACACCGAAGTAAGGAACTAGAAGCGCGTTGACTTGTTGCTGCGTATAGACGTTAGCAAGCTGGACTTGAGCACGAGAAATAACTTCAACGATATCCCCAACAGACGCTGCTGAAGCCAAGACGATATTGGCACCGTCAGTACCAGTAAACTCAGTAAATGGGTCGAGTTTAGCCCCGTTGAAATATACATCAACGTAACCTACTGAGTAGGGAGCTGAAAAAGTTGTTTGGCCAGCAGACGCAGTTAGACGAGTACGGTTTTCCTGTTCCCGATAGTCCGCTGCTGGTACGCCGTAATATTCCAAATCGACTGCCATGTTTTACCTTATTATGAAAGTTCAAGAACGCTAAGACTTACACCAATCATTGCTGCTACGTCAGCCGTAGCGTAGAGTGATTCTCCCGCGTTCAATACGATTTTAGGAGCTTTAGAAGCACCGCCCCAAGGAATAGGGATGGAATTAAGTTCAGTGTTGTAAGTCGTACCATCGAACTTTTCAAGAGTCAGATAGTGCATATTATGGTTAGTACCGTCGATATTCGGGAACGTGCCGCTGAATACGATGCCAGTTGTACCGTTAGGAACCGGGCCATAAACCAGAGTACGTGAAGTGCCTACGGTAAGACCATTTGTTGAGTGTTTAAAATTCTGTGCCATTTAATTATGAACCAAGTAGAATTGCGTAAATCAGTCCGTTGTTTGCAGCAATGTTCAAAGCGTTGAGGTTCGATACTTCGCTTTGATAAATTTGATATCCGTCGGATGCAGCCGGGACGTTAGGCAATGTTGTAGCCCAGTTTATCGTATTGCCCGATACTGAAGTAACGGCACGTACAAGCCCTGCGTTAGCACCAGTAATAAACTGAACGATGTACTTACCGGAGAACGGTTGATTCAAAATCGTAGAAGCGTTGGTAATCGACATCGATGTAGTCGTACCCGTAGCTGCCAGTGTTCCTGACGTAAGGGTCGTCGGATAATTCGTAAAGTTCCAGATTCCCGATGTGCCATTCGTATATGCAAGAATGGAGTTACCACCGTCATCAGTCGTGCCTGTAACGTAACTGTTAGAATCGGAAGCGCCAGGAGCTGACAGAAGATCAAGGCTACCGATAGGAGCCACACGATCCTGCAGTCGTGCAAACGAGGAATAGTTACCTGCTGTTACACGAAGCTCAATTCTGGTCGAAGCTTGATATGTACCGGCTACAGTACTTTCTTGACCACGAACACAGTTAATGAAACTGTTTCCGCTAACACCAAGGACCTTGATGATTTCGTAAGTCGAGCCAGTATCAATGGTTACAAAGAAATGTTGACCCGCTGCCGGATTCGGGAAAAGCGATGCATTAGCAACCTGGATTGTCGTATCAGTTGGTTGAACCGATGAAGCCAGGGTTGTCTTGGCATTATTAGCATAAAGTCTTGTGCTAGTGGTCATGGGATAATTATTACTTGAGTAGAGCTAGCCGCAAGTTTTAATGCAGCGCTTAGATTCGTTACGCCATTAGTGATGGTCTGGATTACAGATGCAGCATCTTCTTGAACGTTCAGTGTAATTTTAGCTGAAGAGTATCGCACGAATGAATTGCCAAACTTAGGTATAGCAACGCCATTCCAAACTTGAAACCGCGTTAATTCATCAGTATTAGCAACACCCCAATAATCACCAAGCTCGCTAGTACCTGTATTACTGAAGAGAAAAATATCTTGAGGCAACGATCCTCCTGGAAGAATCTGTGCAGTTATCGTGTATTGATCTCCATCCAGAGTCGTTGTTATTTGTAGCTGTGAAGTTGTCATTGTGAATATATTAGATTTGAGTTAGAATAGACAAAAAGCTTCGAACTCTCGCTCATGAATTACAAACTTATCTACGATACTTTGATTTTAAAGGCTTCCACCAGAAATCTAGGAGAAGACATCTATTTCGAAGTTCATCATATCTTACCTCGGTGTCTGGGCGGTACAAACAACGATGAAAATCTTGTAAAACTTACTGCAGAAGAACACTATCTAGCCCACCAATTGCTTGTAAAAATTTACCCAGAAGAATCAGGGCTTATTAAAGCAGCAATAGCTATGTCAGTAAACCCCTTTGGATACAGAAACAATAACAAGTCTTTTGCATGGCTTAGAAAACGACACTCGGAGTCTATGAAAGGAAGAGTGGTTTCCGATCAGGCTAGGCTAAATATGTCTAAGGCTCAAAAGGGCAAAACTATACCAGCTGAACAAAGAGCAAAAATGTCAGAATCTGCAAAGAAATATCACGCTGACGCACCACCTAGAGCTAAGCGGGGAAAGTATAATCCTAGTGAAAAAATGGCCGCTTCTGTAGCAGCCAGAGGTCCTAGGGGGAAATACAAACCTCGCGTTAAATCATGACATTTGTATGGTCCATTCAAAATGTATGGAAAATTCAGACGTTTTTGGAATACCAGGAAACGTCTTGATGTTAAACATATTCCCACTTGCCTTGAAAAGCCCTGCTTCAGTAATGAGCTGTCCATTAGCTGTACCCTGGTCCACATCGGCGATAAACGTAACTGAGGGTGCAGCGCTATTAATCGTAAATGAAGTAGGAACACTCAGTAGCGGAGTGAACAGCGAAGTCATAGCTTGGCTAATAGGCTTCGGGAAGAGACCTTGAGGGTCAATACATCCGCCAGTGCCAATGTTCAAATTGATAATAGGATCTGAAAGTTGATTAGCAACGTACAAACTACTCAAAAGAACTTGCTTGGCCGTTAGCACGATAAGATTTTTTTCTTCAAAAGCGAGTTCCCTGCGTCCATCTGGGTATACTAGCTCTGCCTTAAGAACCCCTTCGAGTTCCATAGTGTTACGGAACTTCAAGCCTTTAAAAATTCGTTTCAAAAAATCTGTCATAGTAGTTCTTGTGCGTGAGTAATAACCGTGCCACCACGAGTAATGGTCACGTTTGAATTATATTTATCAGTGTAAGTATTTGGAACAATAACGTCGCCTGTCGAATTCTCGATAGCAGCCGCATTAATGTCACTGACTACATTATTATAGCCCAAGTCACCGCGCCCACGAAGCGTATAGATAGACGTGCCAATACCGGAATGCCCTCTAGTCAAAGGCATTCCATAAGTAATAATAGCGCTATCCATTTCCGCAACTGGGAAGTACTGCGGTGCAACTACATCCTGATTAGCCGTTACCCAGTAGATTCCAACTGTATCTTCTAGAATACGAACTCCAAGCAGATAATCTGCTACGGTAATATCAGCAGCAGTAGGGGCATACGTTGATTGCATACCTAATTCTGAAATAAGCGCCCCCAGGTATCCCACTGCGGGGTCTCTAAAAAATAGCTGGTTGAAATACGTAGCCAACGGGCTGATAGTATTTGATGTACCGCTGTCATTAACCGCGAAGGTGTTAATAGCCTGAGACCCTGATGAAGGATCGAACAGCTTGAAAACCCATTGCGCTAATGGCGGTACATCCGAACCGGTATTAATACATTTGTTCGCTACATCGTATTGCTTGGTGATGTAGAGGGGAATTACTTTCATTCCAGCAGGTTGCGCATACCACGACACAGCTTTGCCGTTAGATAGAGACACATCGCCTGTTGAACGATTAAAGCCAACCATGTTTCTGCGCACATGAATCTGATCATGGTTACGCTGCATCATTGCAGTAAGCCAACCTGTTTCAATGGCGGTATTGGCACGAAACTGTGCTTGAGGGTTGATGTATCCAACCACGCTTCCACTGTTAGCAGTCAAAGGCGTACCATTGATAAGCGGATCTGTACCAAGCACTTTCGTAACCCACATCGGAACGTTTGAACGTAAGAATGTCGGGCAACCACGCATGATAGGGTCAGTAGTATTATCTCTGTGGAAACGGGCAATAGGCCATTGAATTTTTTCGCAACGACTTGGATCGACACGGTACGTAGCCAAATCATCAGTCAACGTAAGGTCTTCTTCTATCGAGGTCACAGACCACACGTAAATTGGCTGCGTGTAGGTAGGCTTGACTTTGTTAATGATGTCAGACAACTGCTGGAAGGTTTGAATGTTCTTGAACGAATCAACCTTCACGTTAACCAGGAACGTGTGTTTCTTCAGATAGTTCTGCATCAGGTAATCAAAGTGACTACCAGTAGTAGCGTATCTGTCTTTTTGACCAGCAGGAAGTTGGGGGATAACTGAGGCCGGAATTTGAAGGTTAATCCACCATTCTCCATCGCTCAGATAGTCCTGGATCTCGACCCATTGCGCAAGTTCCTGACCTGTTACGATGCTATCGCCTGGATTCACAGTTGGCTGAATGCCAAACGGAATCACGTACTGGTTCTGGTCAGTAATAACGATATACTCGTCAGTCTGCAAATAGTTACGAACGTCGAGAACTGTCTCGTCTGCACGAGCCAGAGGCATACCTAAAACAAGGTTTAGACCTTTACGAACCAAGTCAAGTGTTGGCCCATTTACGTAGACGTAATAAAGGCCGAAGACGAAATTGTAGAACGTGTCGGTAGAATTCTCAGGAGCAACGCCAATGAGATTACCGTACATCGTAGAAATAAGCCTTTCGTCAATCGCAGCATCCACAAACCACATAGCGTATTGCTTGACACCATTAATATCAGTGTTTGTAGAAAAGCCCATCGTAGAGATGTCAGCAGCAAAGCGAACATTCACTGTGCCGTCAGTTGCAAGCTCCAGACGATAGTCAACATTCTCTTCCAGGAGTTTGGTTGGGAGGAACGGGCGGTTAGCGATGAACCGACTATCGACGATTGTTTTGGGTAGAGTGTATAGGTTTACTTGTCCTTGCACTGCTGAGGAAGCAGAAAGGATAACAAGCTCTATAGACGAGCCAGTAGTCTCTTGGATCGTTTCGAGACTGATAGTAGAGGTAAGCTGCAGGAACCTACTGTAAGCCTCTGCAGCGCCCTCTGTGCCAGCTTCAAGGATCAGGTTAAGTCTGTCTGTATCCTGGAACAAAACCGAGAAGAAGTCTGACAACCCATAGAGGTATGTCATGTTCGTCTGGTTCTGGCCGATATTCAGACCATTTTCTGTGAAGTTAGCACGAGTCATGTTTAAACAGTTTGGTTATTAGTTGTTACTGTGTTCAGTATAAAGATGTTAGTTCTATCATTCGGATCAAGAAAGTCAGTAATCGAGCCGGTCGTAGGAGTAATCAGGTCACGTGTAAAGTGCGTGTAGTTAATACCAATCGGTGTTTTGATATTGGTAATTCCCGCCGTATTCAGCGATGAAGTCAGGTTAGAAACAATAAGCGTATCGCCTGGATTCATCGCAGTCAGGAACGTCTTTACAATATCAGTAATTACCGTTGCATCTGGAGTTGTGCCATTATATGCCGTAACAGTAAGGTCAAGCAAATAGAAGTTAAAGCCCCTGGCAAGCAAATCTCCACAAAGAACACGATTGGTTGAGTTCTCCAGATAGCTTTGCACGCTATCCACGTTGTCAAAATAGTTAATCGTGAAGCTGGCTGTCTGGTTTGCATATAGAGAACCAAAGCTGATTACCAAGTCTTGACGTGAGCTGAAACCATAATCGTTCCAAGGAATAACCGAGTTAACAACTGCATTATTACCTGCCGATCCACTGATCGTAGCGGGAACCGTGAACTGAAATTG